AGCCGAGGCTCGAGGCTCCTGTGAACCTCCGGTCCCGATTTACTCGGGGTCGGCGTGACAGCTTCGACGATGTTCAGGTCGGATCTGTCACAGAGGCGGCATCTCTTGGATGTCTTCTCTGGTTCATGGGTGCCGGGGTCGTGAGTCTAGGAGGTTTAATCCTAGGCTCATGTATGCCGGATCCAGTCCCAATCTCGAAATCACAACCAGTGATTTCCGAGATCAACCCATCACTGCTGGAGTCATGCCTTGTTCACCGATCCTCAGTCCCTGACTGTCAACGCTGTCGCTAATTCGCTTCCGCGGATTACGACGAATCAGAACGGCGCCGTCTATTCTAAGGACGACGGCAATCTGAAGCTGACCATCTCGTCTGCTTACGGAAAGCGGACGCGACGGACGGCTCGCGTTGACTTCCGGAAGACTGCTGCCGATCCGCTGTACCCGGCCCAGAACGCTCCGTATTCGATGAGTGCTTACATCGTTGCGGACGTTCCGGTTACCGGGTTCACGATCGTGGAGCAGAAGCAGATTGTCGACGCCCTTGTGGCGTGGCTCTCTGCTACTTCCGGTGCGAACACCACCAAGCTTCTTGGTGGTGAGTCGTAAACCATCTCTGAGAAGAGAAGGTAAGGGACTGACCCTCGGGAGATACCCGAGGGGTGACCAATCAGGTCGTCACAACAAGGCTATGGATGACTCAGCCTCCCGTTAGGAAGGCGGGCCATGAAAAGCCTGATGTGTCTCCTGCAGGAGGTACTCCTTGATAGGGGTACCTGGTGTGGCGTGAGCACCGACCTCGATTTTAAACAAATCGAGGTACGTGTCGAAGACGAGGGGCTATCGTTTCTAACGATATCCCTGGCGAAGTTTGGCGAGGACCTCCAAAAAGGTCTGGACCAAGGCTTCGTCGATCGCCGTCTTTTCACCGGGTTCGCCCGGGGAAAAGGAGAGCTCCCCCTATTTCTAGGAGGTTTTCTCGATCTGATCTTCGACCGCGCTTCTGGTCGTCTGTTGGACGAACCCAGTATCGACGCCATCCAAGCGATACGTCAGATTACTCTGATGTTCGCGAAGATGAACCTTGAGTGCGCTGAATGGCGCACTCGTAAGGCGATACGTCAGTACATCCAGTGTGAGCAGGATGTCCGAGAGGCGGATAAACGACTCTCGCAAACTGATCTTGATCAGTTTGCTCGAATCGGCCGTCTCCTTTGGGCTGATGTCCTTACTACCATGGACCGTGAGGTCTATGAAGGGCATCTAGTCCCAAAGCATGGCCCTGGGGCTACTGCCGATGATCTTCTGGGAAACCAGAAATATGATCAACGGGAGTGGACCTCAAGGCTCGAAGCCTGGTTTCCCTTTCTTGACGGGTTTGTTGCACCGTCGTTTAGGGCATACCAGGATTTCGACCATGTGGACATCCTCGAACCTGGAGCGGAA